GACTTCGGTCGTGAGCACGCACTTGCTTGGTACTCAATCTTCGGCCTAGGGCTCATAACTGACCAAGCGGTCGTAATCGCAGAAACGAATTAGTATAAACCTAATTCTTGCGGAAACTAATCCGAAGTAGTACACTTAGTGGGTCAGGGAAACCTGGCCCACTTTGTATTTGGAGGAACAATGGCCGAGCGTATTTATTTAAAGATAGGGCAGCAATGTCCTAATGGGCACCTAGTTACTGATGAAACAGCTTACGTGTACCCTAAAGGTGCAAAACTTGAAGGCAGAGTTATCTGCAAAATTTGTCGCATGAATTGGCAACGTAAGCGTAAAGGTCAACCAGAATCAGACACAATTGGTGTTTGGAATAAGAACAAAACGCACTGTAAGAATGGGCACGAATATACTTCTGAAAACACCCGTATAAAACCAGACGGTTCTCGTGGGTGTAAAGCTTGCCACTCCCTTCATACCCGTAAACGCGCCTACGGCATGAAATGGGGCGACTTTGAAATTATGATTAAAGCCCAAAAATATAAATGCGCTATTTGCAAGTCTAAATTTCAATCGGATACAGATGCCTGTGTGGACCACGACCATAAGACCAATAAGGTTAGGGGGCTGCTCTGTAATAACTGTAATAATGGCCTTGGGCGCTTTATGGATAATATTAAGTATTTAGAGGCTGCTATATCATATTTAAAGACCCATTAGGCCCAAAATGCTATACTTACAGGAGCCAGGTTTCCCTCTTGGCTAACTCGAGTTAATACATTGGAGAAACTTAAAATGGCAACAAAGGCAAAACCAACAGATGTTACTGGTCGCGTCCGTGAGCAGCTCGCTGCAGATGCACTAGAAGCACAGCAAGAACGCGCTAACTCTATGTCCATGGCTACCGCTGAGGCTCAGATTAAGCTAGAAACAGAAGTTATTGACGCAACTATCCCAGAGCGCCAAACAGTAATTGTTGACAAGGTAACAACAGTCAACGAAGGCGAAGTTGAAATCCGTGTTATTGAGAATGTTGAAAACATGACTCTAGGCTCAGGAAATAATTACAACTTCAAAGCTGGTCAGAAGTACAAGGTAACTCGTGATGTTGCCCAACACCTTCAAGAAAAAGGTTATCTAGCTGGAATTCTCTAAGCTAAATATCAGTGGAGTGGGCGGCAGCGATGCCGCCTTCTTCGTTTATCAGGACTTTTTTAAGTTTTACCGCCATCATTAGAGGACTAAGTGTGAGGAGTTTTTGTGGCAAATTTGTACGACCTCTCCTCTAGAGTTCGTTTAGAACTTGGCGACCAGCCTAAACAATTTAGCCTCACTTTTACTGGCGATGCTCAAACTTCAGACTTTCCATTAGCAATCCATCCTATTGACCCATACACCCTAGAGGTCTACGTAAACGGCTCCCCAGTAGCCGTAACAACTGGTTATACACTAGAAGCAGATGTTGGCGTTGTGCATTTTGTTCACACACCACCTGCTGGCTCAGCAATTCTTATTCGTGGCCTCGTCTATCGTTACTTTACAGACGATGATATTTGCCTATTTGTTAACACTGCAGTAACTCAGCACACCTATAACCGCACTAACGGTTTAGGCAGTCAGATGACTATTGCAATGATTCCAGCGGTTGAAGAGTACCCAATTGCTATCCTTGCAACTATTGAGGCTTTATGGGCACTAGCAACAGATGCATCCTTTGATATTGATATCCAAGCTCCAGATGGTGTGAACATCCCACGTTCTGAGCGTTACCGTCAACTTACTCAAACTATTCAGGCTCGTTGGGACCAATACCATCAGCTTTGTGCTGCTCTTAATATCGGTCTATGGCGTATTGAAATGGGAACATTGCGTCGAATTTCTCGCACTACTAACAAACTTATCCCTGTATATATGGCGCAAGAAATTGATGACTCACGTAAGCCAGAGCGCGTCTATATTCAAAATGACCTTATGGGTCGTACACCATTCCCAAGCTATGTTGAGGTTCAAGATATTATTCTTTATCAAGGCGATTCTTATAGTGAAGAGGTTGACTTTCCATTTGATATCACAGGCCTTGTTTGGAAAGCTCAAATTCGCACTTATCCAAATGCGCCCTCTCTTTACGCTACCTTTGATATTGTTGTAACATATACATCCGAAACACTGAGCAAAATTACGCTTTCACTTGATAGTAAAGCAACAGCATATTTGCCTCCTCGTGCTTTTTGGGATTTACAAGCAACAGCTAATGATGATTCAGGCTATGAGAACACCTACCTTCGCGGTCAGGTATTTACTACACAAGAGGTGACCCTTGACTAGATGTAGATGTGTGGGAACTCGCCATACATGTGGTATTCAAAATGTTGGCCCTAATGTTGTAGTTGTAGGACAGGGTGGTCCTAGAGGTGCACAAGGTATTCAGGGAACGCAGGGTATCGCAGGCTCTGGTACACAAGGAACACAAGGAACTATTGGTCCTGTTGGACCTGGTTCTGGAGCACAGGGAACCACAGGTGCTCAAGGCCCTATAGGAACGCAAGGACCTACTGGACCTCAAGGTATACAAGGAATTTCTGGCCCTCAAGGTGTCCAGGGAGTTAACGGCGGAGGAGTTACTCTCCAGCAATTAACAGATGCAATTGCTGCCTCGGCGATAGCTTCTACAGATGATTTACCTGAGGGCGTAGTAAATAAGTACTTTACCCCAGCTCGTGTTTCATATAACCATGTTCAGGGTGTTGCAAGTAGTTCATGGGTTATTAACCATAATCTTGGTTTCTATCCTAACGTTACAGTTCAAGATTCTGCTGGTAATATAGTCGAAGGCGAAATTTCGTATACCACATTGGACTCCATCACCGTCACCTTCTCAACAGCTTTCTCAGGCGAAGCCTACTTATCTTAAGGAGATAACCAAGTGGCACGTAAGTTTTTAACCCCAATTGATTTAGGCAAGCTTGAGCTTCAGAATGCTCGCATTCAGAACCTTTCAACTGCCAACCAACCAACCAACCCTGTTGAAGGTCAGATTTACTACGACACAACAGACAAGTACATCAAGCAGTGGAACGGAACCGTTTGGGTTGCCTTTGGTGCTCAAGGCGTCCAAGGTGTTCAAGGCACTCACGGTACTCAAGGCACACAAGGTGTAGATGGCCAACAAGGTACTCAAGGTACAGACGGTACACAAGGCGCCCAGGGTACAGATGGCACTCAAGGTACCCAAGGTACCGATGGACAACAAGGTACCCAGGGAACTGATGGAACACAAGGTACTCAGGGAACAGACGGCACACAAGGTACTCAGGGAACAGAAGGTCAGCAAGGTACTCAGGGTACCGATGGTACTCAAGGCACCCAAGGTACGGATGGTACACAGGGAACTGAAGGTCAACAAGGCACCCAGGGTACTGATGGTACACAAGGAACCCAAGGAACCCAAGGTACGGATGGTACTCAAGGTGCTACAGGTACGTTTGGTGGAGAAACCTTTGAGTACAACTACCTAACAAATACCTCAGATACAGACCCAGGTGCTGGTAATTTTAAATTTGACTCTACAAATCTAAGTGGAGGTATGGATTACCTTTACATTGATAACATTGATGCAAACGCAAAAGACATTACTTCTTTCCTTCAAACTATCGATGATTCAACATCACAGATTAAGGGAACAATTAAAGTAACGGATATTACTAATCCGCTTAACTATGCGTTCTATCAAATTGTTGGTACTCACAACGAAAACGGTGGGGCGTACTTCACAGTTCCAGTTGCATATGTTTCTGGCTCACTAACACTAGCCAACAATGACAATGCTTACCTCACATTTGCACGAGTTGGTGACAAGGGTGATACTGGTGCTCAAGGTACACAGGGAACCCAAGGCACTGACGGTACCCAAGGCGTTCAAGGAACCGAAGGTCAACAAGGTACACAAGGCACTGATGGTACACAGGGCACTCAAGGTACAGATGGTACTCAAGGCACACAGGGTACAGACGGTACTCAAGGTACTGACGGTACTCAGGGAACACAGGGAACTGACGGTACTCAAGGCGTTCAAGGTACTGAAGGTCAACAAGGAGTACAGGGTACAGAAGGACAGCAAGGTACTCAAGGAACTGATGGAGCTCAAGGAGCACAAGGTACTGAAGGTCAACAGGGAGTTCAGGGAACTGAAGGTCAACAAGGCGTTCAGGGAACCGAAGGTCAGCAAGGTACACAAGGCCACTCAGACCGCTACTCAACCCTTTCTTACAGTGATTACGGATTAGGAACTGGTTCACCTGCTAACTTCTTGTTAGCAGATTTAAACCTCTCCTACTCAGTAGGTCAAGATGTTGTCATTGCTTATGACGCTTCAAACCTATTACATGCACGAGTTATAAGCTATGACGGAGAATACCTCCTTGTTGATGTTAAGGACTACGTTGGTTCTGGCACATACGGAACTTCATCTTCAACATACTGGCAAGTAAACCTTGATGGTGCTACTGGTGTTCAAGGAACTACAGGTTCACAAGGTACACAAGGAACCGATGGAACTCAAGGCACACAGGGTACTGACGGTACGCAAGGTGCACAGGGAACCCAAGGTACACAGGGAACTCAGGGCACTGATGGCACACAGGGTGCACAAGGAACTCACGGTACTCAGGGCGTTCAAGGTACTCAAGGTACTCAAGGCACCGAAGGACAGCAGGGAACTCAGGGCACAGACGGTACCCAGGGAACCCAAGGTACAGATGGAACGCAAGGTACTCAAGGTACTGCCGCTCTCTGGAACTACCTCGGTGCGTATGACCCAGGAGTCATCTACACAACAGGTGATGTTGTTACTTACGGCGGACAACTTTGGTACCGCAATGTCTACACCTCTGCTGGTTACACTCCTGGTGGAATAGAGGGATATTGGGACCTACTTGCCGCTCAAGGCGTCCAAGGTACTCAAGGAACTGACGGAGCTCAGGGAACTCAGGGAACCGATGGAACTCAGGGAACTCAGGGTACCGATGGTACACAGGGAACGCAGGGTACAGATGGAACTCAAGGAACACAGGGTACCGACGGTACTCAGGGTACCCAGGGACATTCTGACCGTTACCGTACATCGTCTTCAACTTCTAACTCAGTTGCTGTAGCAACTAACGTAAGTTTTGTTCTAGATGACCCAGACCTATCGTACTCAGTTGCTCAAGATGTAGTAATTGCACACAGCGATGCAGCATACATGCACGCAACGGTGGTCAGTTACACATCAGGTACTAACACCCTTGTTGTAGACGTTAAGGATGTTGTTGGTTCTGGAACCTTTACCTCATGGTCTATCAACCTTGATGGTGCCACAGGTGTACAGGGAACCACTGGTTCTCAAGGTACCCAAGGTACCGATGGTATCCAAGGTCTTGACGGTATCCAAGGTACACAAGGTACCTCTGGACAACTCGGAACCTACGCAGAGACCATTACTGGAGATTCAACAGATGGTGGGGCAACTGGAACTACACAGTTCACAATTAACCACAATCTAGGAACTACAGATATCATGGTTACAGTCTGGGATTCAGCTACCAAGATGGAAGTTGTAACAGATGTAGCGTACGTAACTAACACCTCAGTCACAGTTGGATTTGCCGTAGCGCCAATCACAACTAAGTCCTACAGAGTGGTTGTTAAAGCGTAATTAAATGAGCAAAAAAGCGTTAGTCCCCGTCAACGTACTTGCCAGTGGGTATGAGCCCACTGGTCAGTACGAGGGTGACTTATTCTTTAAATCTACAGAGAAGTCTCTTTACGCATTTGATGGAACAAATTGGAACCCAGTATCTGGCGGAAGCATAGATGGTGGGGCAGTTGATGCAATTTTTGGTGGAGTAAATCCAACTGATGGAGGTAGTGTTTAATGTCAACAAGAATTCAAGTACGTCGTGGTATCTCCACCACTTGGACCTCAAATAACCCAGAACTTGCTCAAGGTGAAATTGGACTTGAAACAGATACTGGCAAGTTTAAAATTGGCGACGGTGTTCACCTATGGAGAACTCTTCCTTATGCAACACTAAAGCCTAGCGAAATTACAGATGCAATTTCTGCATCAGCACTTGGTTCTACAGATGACCTTACAGAAGGTGCAACAAACAAGTACTTCACATCACAGCGTGTAGCGGATGCTATTGGCGCAGATTTAAACCTACAATCAGTTCAAATTGATGTCTCTACAGACCGTCGTTCACAGTATCCAGGACAGATTGCTTGGAATGATTTAGCTGGAACACTAGAATTTAAGATGAAAAATGGGGATGCCAACCTTCAAATTGGCCAAGAGCTTAACCAGCGCGTTAAAAATGGTGGCGCAACTACTCTTTATAGTGGAACTGCAGTTTATGTAACTGGTTCTGATAACGACCACATGGTTGTAGAAGCAACTACAAATACAAATGACGGGTCAGCAGAAGGATTCTTGGGAATTCTTACACAAGACATCGCTGCAGGAGCTATCGGTTATTGCACAACCTATGGAGTTGTCCACGATTTAAATACCTCTAATCTTGTAGAGGGTTCTATTATTTTTACAGATGGAACTGGTGGGCTAACCACAAACTTCCCAACAGAGCTATTCTATGGAAGCGTTGTAGGCGTCTGCCTATTCCAAGATGCAACTGCTGGTCAAATCTTTGTTAACCACACCTATATCCCTACTCTTGACCAACTTCGCAATGTAGTAACCTCAGGAGTTTCTGACGGACAAGTGCTTGCATGGAGCTCGGCGCAAGGTGTCTGGCATAACGTTCCAGCAAACTCTGGTCCACAAGGAACTCAAGGCGTACAA